TGTTGTAATGCTTGTTCCTCTAAGGTCGAGGTATCCTCCAACAGTAAGGTTATCCTCTATTATTTGATAATCATTAATACCCCAACCTTTAACAAATTTTTCTTGTTCTTTGGTCATATATAAATCCTTTCTTTGTTAAGTAAAAAAAAGAGGGAGCACGGACAAACTATCAACTATCCAAAAGCCCCTCAGAAATTGTCGATAAAATAAAAAAAGAGCCGGTAAAATTATGTAAGTTATTTAAGAAGAGAGTCCGGCTCTGTGCTCTATTGTGGAGAGCAAATCTTTTTCATTTTTATAATATTTACCCCTAAGTTCTTAAGGAGACGGACTCTGTAACAGTATTATGGGTTCTAAGGAACCATACAATTACAGACACGAGGCTTTTAAACCTGTCCGCCTTCTTAAAAATCCCCGTCTTTCCGAGGTGTCACAGTTTTCTTTTTTAAACACAGTATTTCAACTATTTCATCGTGCCGTAGGTTTTCGTTTTTTCTTTCGAATATCATATTGAAACTGTCTAATGTTCGCCTAGACCACATTTTAGAACCTTAGGTCCTAGTTCCTTGTCTTTCCAAGTGTCAAAGGTCTTTTTTTCCCTTTCGTCATTAGCTATATAAAAACGGCGGCAGGCACAGGTCTTTCCCTGCGGTCATTACTTTGGGCAACTCCCGAGCCGTAACGCTCTGTATCCTTAGATGTAATTATCAAACAGGATAGCAAACACCAGCCTGTTTATCCGCCTAATGGTTTCAAGTTCTTAAGGAGACGGACGCGATTTGAATCGGTCCGCCTTCTTAAAAATCCCCGTCTTTCCGAGGTGTCAACCACAGTACTTTTTATAGTGCTTGCTTCGGTGTTCTCGCACTGTTTCTCCAGACTTGGGGAGGAGGTACAAGTTTAATGATTGTTCGTTCATCGCTCATAGTTTTCTCTTTTCAAGCTCTTAAGGCAATTGTCCGGAAATTCCGGACAATTGATATTAAAAACTTGTTTTAGTTTTATTTTATCCACTCCAATTTCTTGTCGGTGTGCGTGGGCGACCGCTCAAGGGGTATATTTATCGTGGAGCCCGCTTCTCACGGTTACCCAATAGCCACTTAAATTTTTAGATAGCGGGTTGTTTCCCTGCCGGATTTTTCCAAATTTTAAAACTTTTCTATTTTGTTACGCATTGTAACTAAGCCCTCAAATTTATTTACTTTTAGGCTTGGTTTTTGGTATAATACTATTGTCGATTTAAACGGGGGAATTGAAACTAGTTAAGCAATTTCCCTATTTTTATCTTCGAGAGAAAGGTAATCAGAAATCCACTCACGGATTTTTGCGGATGCAGACACTCCTTCTTTGGTTAGTTTGTCATAGAAGCGCTGTTTGTCTACATCTGATACACCTTCAACTGGTATACGTGCCATAACTGGCTCCTTTCGTACTTTTGTTACTGAACACAAACAATTGTACACCAATATTAAAACTTTGTCAACTATAAATAAAACTCTTGGAGAATTCTTATGACTCAAGGCCAAAGACTTAAAAAAATTAGAAAAATGCTTGAATTGTCACAAGACACTTTAGGTGCGAAGCTAAATGTTTCCAAACAATATATTTCTAACTTAGAAGCTGATAGAAATTTATTAAATAATGAAAAATTAGTATCGTTATTGATTGACTTTAATGTAAACTTAAATTACTTACTCGGTGGCATCGGCGAGCCCTTCAATCCAGCACAATTTGAGGATGTCAAAGATGAAATCCTCAAAGAAGTAGAAGAAATGTTAAAACGCAGAGGAATTACTTAAAAATTGCTCTTAGTAATTCATCAATAAGTTTTTTTGCTTCATTTTTAAAAACTACTCTTATTGCATATATAATTTTAGCTAAAGAATGTTTTGACATTGAGCCTCCTTTCTTTATATAAAAAGATTTAAAGGAGGATTATATTTATTCATAATTAAGAAAATATGTTAAAATTTTACAATAAATCAGCCATGTAGATTATTTTTTTGTTACAAAAGATATTGTAAATAATCATTTTTGATTGCAAAGCATATTATCCATGCTATCATGAACATAAGTCAAGGTTCAGATTTAGTAAACTAGTTTTAAGGAGTAAATAGTGAAAAGATTAATATTTTTATTGTTATGTTTATGTTTTATGTGTATAAATATTACAGTTGCAGAAGAGCAAAGCATAATAGAACCAGTACAAACTACAACAAAAGCTCAGAGAAAATCTGTCGAAAAGGATAATTATTTAAGCGGCTTGTTAGATAAAAGAAATGAGTGTATTAAAAATAAGGATTTTGCAGGCTCTATAAAGCTTTTAGAACAGATTTACCACGAAGATAAAACCTATTTAGGTGCACAAGATGAAGCTAAAGCAAATTTACAGGTACTAGAGCAGCTAGCCACTGAGTGTTATAACAAATACGAATTATCAAAAGATAAAACATATTTACATAAATCTTATAAATATGCAAAATTAGCCTATAAGAACGGCACAAAAAATACAGATGTTATACTTGGTTTAATATATTTTCACTATCAATTTTTAAAAGAAAATAAGATGATGGAAGTATACGAATATTTATATAGATTAGATTCTAAAATTGCGGAAGAATATAAAGAAAAAATTGATTTATCATATCAACAAATTAAAGAGTATAAAAAAATCCAAAAAGAACAGAGAAATCAAAATTTTTATCAGGCCGCTATGGGTGCAGCTATGGGTTTTAACGCTGGGTATAATAGCAATAAGCCTCGTTACACAAACACTACAGTAACACCTATAGGAAACACTTATTTTATTAACTCTTATAGTTACTAATGACTGTTAGTAACTTGTTTTAATAAAGAGGGAATATGTCATTTGATATAAGTAGATATACTATTACAAACAAAAGAAGCTTATGGCGTGCAATTAGATTAAAATGGATATTGCATAAAAGGAAGTGTTTGAGATTGCATAAAGAAACAGAACTTAAAGAAAAAGCAAATGACCAACAGATTAATGATGATTTTAGTTCCTTTATACCGGGATTAATTTTTATCTGTATATTTTATGTATTGTTTTTTAATTTACGATATTCTTATTATTTATCTGAAAATCCAAATAATATAATAGTATATGATAAATTTAAAGGTATTTTTAAATGTGAAACTATAACACCCCCAACTAAACTCAATACAAATTGGCGCTTCATTAGTAGATTTAAGTATATTGAAAGCAAAATCCCTGATAGAATAATTAGAATAGATAAATACACTCAAAAAGCAGAATTTGTAATACCAACACCTGACAATGACCCTCTTAATTTTTTTAATTAAGGAGTGTAATGTAGATTTTTCTGAATACTATTCTATGCCTGTTAGCCCTACTTTTAAACATATGTACTATGAAAAATATGGATAATACGGACTATAATTTAAATTCCCCCAAATTCATGATGTAGTCATGCTTTCAGCCTGTTTTAATATTATTTATGAATGAAGTATTAGGGATAGGCAGTAGTAATAATCTACATTTGTGCTATAATAATAGAGTAAATGAACATTCAAACTCGTTCGAAAATGTTCTTAATGAAAGAATTAATAATAAATCGAATAATATTAATATGAATGAAGAAAAACAAGAGCGTAGCAAATTCTTACAACAATTGCTCAATAGGAATGAAGGAAGTAAAATCAACCAAAATTATTTCAAATTAGACCTAAATTCTAATGAGCCTAGATTTATACACGCACAACAAAGGATTAGGTTTGAATAATGTCAATTAATACTATAACAAGCAATACTTTTTCAAGCTCCGTTAAAGATATTAACCAAAACTATAATGATATTGGATTAACAAATCATCAAGGTTATTTTCTTATTGGTGGTTTATGCTTATCTCTCACTCTTATAGGTATAGTATTGATTATCGTAATCGGGAAGCTAACTCAGACTTGTATCCTCAAGCTCAATTTCATATCCAAAAAGCAAAGGGAAGAACTAAAACGGGAAATTTTGGAAGAGTTGAAAAATAGTTAACAATGATTTATAATATAGGAGTAGGGAGTTGAGATTTAATCTCACTGCCCTCCCTACAAGTAGTTTACAGTTTATAAACTAGTATTAGTAATGCAAGGGCTAATACTAGTTTTATTATTAGCTGTATCATACTTATCACCTCCTCTCTACTATCTGCCATTCGTAGAAAGAAAATGAAAGGAGAGGGCCTCCCTACAAAATTTATTATACCATAACATAAAAAGACCACCTTGTTATTGTTAGCAAGGCAGTCAAAATTTTAGGATAGAGATTTAGTATTCGTATTTAATTCTTTTTACTGCGTTATGATATGCCCTCTCGGAACTTTCACCAAAATAGTCTGGATCTTCCAAGTAATTCTTTGCCATTTCAAGATAGTATTTCGGCTCTGTAAATACATTGCAATAATCGGAATAGAGCATATTAACAGTATAGACGTAATCCCAAGTAGTGTACTTTTTGTCTATAAAATTTATACCAGAAAGTTTTATAACATCTTCTGCTTTCCACTTTGCGCCATCGCCACCGCTAACCCATTCTAACAGGTCTACAGCCTCCCTGTATAGCTCTTCTGTTCCTATATGGCACCCGTATTCTTTTTCGCACTCATATTCTACAAGAGTACTCATAGCTATATCTTCCATATCATGAAAGAATTTCATAATTAAATCTTCTGCAATATTAGGGTATTTTTCTTTTAAAGCTTTATATTTTTGTGTTAGTTTTTCCATAAATACCTCCTATGCGTTACATTTACAAACGGGGGTATCAAATAGTATTACATAAGGTTCGCCCGTTGCCGGTACAACATATGCCCCTCTTGAACGCCTAGGAACACGATTGCTTAAAATCGGCAAGGAATAACGATTAAGCAATGCTACTGAAGTCCCGTTTACATTTACCTGAACAGGCAAAGGAGCACCGGCAACAATGTCTGAAATGCTTTTACATCCCGTAGAAAAATTAAAGCAATCTAAGGTGCTTTTATTTGTTGAATTAGTAACAGTTAGAATTACATTAGTAGTCGTTGCGGTTACATTTTCAACTTTATGTGTTATACAATCACAAGTCATTTTTATTCTCCTAAATTAACTGTTATAAATGGGTAGGTACTTTTGCACCTACCCGAAACTATTACGCAAAATTGCCGCACCCACAGCTACCTAAGCCATTATAAGCATAGTAGATTGCTTGTTGAGGATTGCAAGTTAAGTATGCAGGAATTGCTCTTGGGTTTATCGAATTTACAATATTGGCCGTTTGTGAAAGCTGTGAAAGCTGGAAGTTAGCACTTTGAAGTCCTATTGTCAAATCAGCAATTCTTTGGTCTTTAGCATTCATTTCCATATTGCATAACTTATCAAGAATTTTTTGTGTGTTTGCTGTTGCATTTGAAGTTATTGCGCAAGTATTTTGGGCAGCTTCATAGCGAACTGCATCAATGTTACGGTTAGTTTCGCAGCAGCATTTTGAATTTTCAAAACGGTTCTCAAGTACTTCTCTTCCAATTCCATTAAAGCCTTGTAACATCGTAGTATTCTGTGCGTAAAATCCGTCATAAAGTCCATTTTTAATGCCTTCTTGACCTCTTAAAAGGCTTTGTGTATCAAATCCGTTTTGTAGCTCTACTTGAGTTAATCCGTTTCCGTTTCTTCCATAGCCGAAAAGAACAAAAAGAAGTATAACCCAAATCCACCCGCCACCATAGCCAAATCCGTCACCATAGCCGCACTGATTTTTCCCTGTAACTGCTGCAATATCTGCCGCTGATAATGGTGTTTCCATAATTTACCTCTTTCTTTTATAATGTGTTACCTAATATCACGCTCACGCTATAAAAGCTTAGCGGCAAACACCCTTTGTGCCCTTTCCAAAAGGCTTAGGAGTCAATTTATCTTCAATCCGAATTGATTAGCTAATTGATTAATATCTATATTCTGACCTTTTGCAAGATTTCTTACATATTGTTCAAGTTGCATAGGGTTTTTTCCGTGTACAATACCCATAACCTGTTTAAACTGCGGGTTACTACCTAAAATCTGCTGTATCATAGCCATAGGATTATTTGAGTTCTGCAGCATTCCAATAAGCTGCATAGGATTATTCAGCATCTTTCACCGCCTTTTTTGTTTTCAACTGGTTACTATTTGTAACCGATCCATTTAATATTTGATATAATCCATCTATCTTTTCATTAAGAGTTTTAATATCATTCTCGTAAGTTGTTTGACTTATTCCTTTTACATCCTTCTTAACTGCTTCCATTTTAGAAAAAGTTGCAAATATAGCTTCCCCTGTTTCCATATTTGTACGCTTCATATAAACTTGGTTTTCTTTGGCATTATAAAAGAACATTGGAGTACCACTTATATCAACAATATACGCATTGGCTTCATCAATATTTGATACTGGTATTACATTAAATTGCATTTTTGACTGTTGGGGTTGTTGGGTATATTGCGGGTACTGTGTTTCATAATTATTTATTCTCTGTTGGGCTGTCATCATCGGGTTGTACTGATTGTAGTTATATCCCATTCCATAATTATACATAATAAATCCCCCTATAATCACATTATAGAGGTTCATAAGAGAGTAAAAGTTCGGAAATTTTAATTAAATTATTACTTTGTAAAGCCTTTTGTACATTGGGTTTTTAGTCTTTTTTAAAAAATTATGTAATTTTAAAAGTGCGTTTCTATAATGTAGATGTGCTTGAGTTTTCTCATAATTTAATATCCCGTTAGTAATCATATAGTTTATAGATTTTCTATCATTTGTGTTTCCAAACATATTTTTAACAATCATTTTTTCTGTATCGTTCCAAAAGTCATATGTTAGTAAATCTTCTATAATAACCGACGGCATATTTAATAAAAAGGCTTTTTCTTTGTAATATTTCATAATCTTTGTAAATACCACTTGATTTTATTTCTGATAAAATCCCCTGTTTGTTTTGCCGTACCTTGAATATCTGGGAGATTACGCAAATCCACCTTGCTGATATTTTGGTTTAGATAATTATTCCAAGGAAGGAGTTTTGTTATTAACTCTCCTGCACAATCAGCATGAGCTAAACTTTCACCAGCGTTTTTTGTTTTATAGTTTCTGCACATTTCCCCGATTTCTGCGTGTGTATAAAAGTCAGATATATTTAATCCGTATTCTTTTATTTTTTCTGCACAGGCTTTGTAAAAAGCTTCTGCTTGAACTTTTGTAATAGGTGTCCTGTTCAATCCTCCGCAACAAGAAATATTATAAGTTATAGAGTTCATGCCGCCAGTAGATGCTGCCTGACCAATAGCTTTGCCGATATGCTTTACACCTTTATCATCTATAAGTAATTGATAACTTTTTAAATCTGTTGCATTTGGCTTGTAGCTATTAGCTGTCCAATGTCCTATAATGTATTTAACTGTCATATCGTTCTTATTCGCTCCCTTTAATCTTTCCACTTAGTAATAAATCTACCTTTGTATCAATTCTTATAAGTACTTCATCCATTTTAGTTGCTTTTTCTTGAACTTCTAAGATTTCATTATGTAAATCTCTTTTTACAAGATTAGAACACTCGTTACATTCTGTTTTTGTAACGTATTCCCCTCCTAAAAACTCTTTTATCTTAGAAACGGCCCAAATCAAGCCGCCGATTACAATAATACAGGTAACACCAACGGTTGGGATTAAAACTTGCCAAAAACTTAATATATCCATTTTCCTTATTTTATCCATTTTTCTTATATAAATTTTCTAAATCAATATTTTCTTTTCCAGTAAAAAACCAGTTAAAATTAAAAGCTACACCAGCACGATAAAGATATTGAATGTACTTAGGTGTTTTAGGACAGTCCGCAGCCTTGAGCATTCGATAAAACATATTATTTATCTCGTGTCCGGTAATCGGAACAATGGTTAAGAATTTTTTCGGCAAATCTTCACAAATAATTTTACAACCTTTTGTTCTGACAAATCGTAACATTCTAAGCTGATGGATATTCAGCCGGACTTTTACCAACTGGTGATATTGACATCCGACATCATGTAGATGAGAACATCTTATATCCCAGTCGTTAGAATTAATCCAAGTAAAATTATCCGTTTCATACCCGCGCCATACAAGGTAGATAGAGCCGTCATCATCCTTATACAGTTCATTGTCTAAAACCTTGTATTTGCCTTTTTCGTCCAGCTGCTCAATTCTCGCCGGACAAGTTAAAAACTTCCCCATCCTAAAACCTCCACGTAAATTTAAAACTAAATCCTTTTGGTGTTATCCTAAAGTTTTTCAACCAAATCCAAAAGTTTTTCTTTGATTGCTTCTCTGATTTTTTCAAGAACTTCATCTTTCTTTTCCTCTAATAGCTTGCGCGCTGATACTTTGAGTTTTGGTAATTCTTCAATAACATCTTTAACAATACCCTCAAGTAGTTTGTTTCTAATCCATTTAAACATTGTTTTCACTCCTTATGACTTTGTATACTTTGTTACCTTTATAAAACTTGAGCTTAGACTTAACCCAGTTTCCCGCTTTATCATACAGGGATTGAAGTTTGTAGTCCGGACTTTCACGAACTAATAATTTACTGCCGTTATCCAGCGTTATCTGCGTCAGCTTTTTCTGCTGTATCAGGCGCTGTGTCCACCTCATCTGAAATGTCGGTTGTGTCGCTGCCGGTTGTATCTTCATCTAAAACCACCTCCAGTGTTCTATCTTCTGTTAATGTCAAAACATCTTTACGGCTTATATAGCCTTTACAGCTCACAACTATATCAACAGTACTGCCGTATGGCACTGTTATTTCACTTTGGATTTCACTGTTAATCTCTATAACAGCATCTTCCGGTATCGCATTAACTTTAAGCTTACAGGTTGTCAGATATCTGTAATCGTTAGTATCGAAGAACTTATCTAACTGTTCGTTTGTGAATCCTAATATTGTACCTACAGCATCGATGTATGGATTGCCTCTATAGAAATTATTTGCCTTAAGCTCGATTTGCAGAGCTTTAATATCAATAGTGGCTTTTTGTTTTTCTACAAGAGAGATAACGTCATTAAAATCAAGCCCTTTAGCTTTGTATATAGCTCTTTCTACATCGGCAGCAGTAAGGTTAAGCATTGCAATACGTTCGGATTCTTTACGTGCCTGCTCTTGCTCATATTCTTGTGTGTTATCTATAACCTCACCGTCAACAAGTTTTTCGTATGGCTCTAAGGCAAATAACTCTCCATTTACACTTTCCTCAATTTTTCTTCCGTTTTGATGGTTGTGCAGCACTATAAAATCTGCATATTGCTTAGCTGTATAAGGTTTTATTAGTTTATATGCCATAATACTTCATTCCTTCCTTCTATTTTATGTACCCCATGGCTATCCAATTTACCAGTGGCGACCCTACAGAATTTTGACGTATTTGTATCTGTATTGCATTGTACTGGCCGACATTAATCGTATGAAAGCCTGCTGATGCACCCGTATTACACTGACAGCCTACAGTATTATAATTGTTATCTTTATATGATTTTAAAAGAGTAATATTTGTAACTGTCTCTGTAACAGTTATCTGTCCACCCTGCTCGCACCATCCATCAGAATATACTCTATACCAGCTTCTACCATTAACATAGCTTTGCACGAGATAACCGCGCGATGGCGCATTGATATTAGTTATCTGTTCTTGCATCCTTCCTGCGTCAATCAGGTTAGCATTCTGGACAGTTTCACCGACGTAGTAGTAGAGAGCCCATCCAGAAGGAACAACACCAGCACCGCCTCCAAACATTCCTTCTGTGCCATTTTTCAACGGCAGCTTAAAGGTTTCATCAGAGGTATTAATTTCAAAGTCGTTGTCTGTAATCCATACTGCAGGGTGTAATATACTAGTATCCTTACTTGAATCTCTTGTTACCGTGTAAGACGAGCCTTCAAAAATTGAAGTAAAAGTAAATCCATTTGAGGTTAATGTTTCGACTGTACCATCAAAAAACATTGAATTTACGCCAACATCATACCTATATACTGATGCACCCACTACTGGACTTTCAGTAGAAACCCACCAATAATAACCAGATGAATCAGTAGCTATAAAACAATAGCCTTCTTGACCTTTAAACCCTTCTACCCCTTTATTAACATTTTCTAAAATCCAGTTGTAATAGTCAGGATAAACAGATTTAGGTTTGTACTCACCATCAGATTTTAGCCAGCTGAGATTATTCGGTTCTACATCAAAATACTGGCTCATTCCAAAGAAAAATGGATTATTCAGCTCGATATCATTTCTGATATTAACCTCTGTTTCTTGTCCGGTTGCTAAACGGATAACCCAAGGGTATTGGATTGCTTCTTCCTGTACAGTGTCAGTGGCGCCGTAGATTGGGTTAGAACGAGAAGCATCGAAAATAAGATTATAGTCTGTTTCAGCTCTGCCGTCTGTGGTTCTTGGCAAGCTTCCTGGATTACCCCTATAAAATGCGCCAGTTGCGTTAGCCAAGTAGCCATGTCCATAATAAACCATCCCTTCAATATTGGGCAATCCTGCTTCAACAGTCAACGCTGCATTTTGCAAATCAAATACACCCTGAATATTAATAACAGCAGGAAGCCGGAAGGACACAATTTCGTCTGTTGTAACGGTCTCTGTTAATGTGACTTCTGAATAAAAAGACTTACCATTGTTGCCACTCTCAGTAATGGATATTATCGGCTCACCTGTATAAGTGCCAGTCCACACAGCAGTTATAGCTGCAGCGTCATCTCCTGTTTTAGTACCGGAACTGTCACAAGGATAAGCTAAATCCCCCACCTCAACATCATTTTTGGCTTTTTCAACTAACCAGTAATTCTCTTCACCAGTTAATATATCCTCACCACCAAAAATAGAGCATTGTTTTTCGACCTCTGCCTGTGCATAATTCAATACAAGCTTACCAACCTGCCCGTGGTCGCTCGCCTCTTTTTCAGCCTGCCATTCTTCCTCTGTTGTAAACAGCGATGGATTTTTTGCTTGTAAAGATTTGAGTGCATTAACAGCACCCTGTAAGTTTGCGTTAACAGTCAACAGCTGTCCGTTGAGATAGTAATCTAAGCCAAGTGACTCATCAACGTACAATGCAGGGCGGATGGAGAGGAGAGGAAGTCCTTCTCCTGATTTAAACTCCTGCTCTTGTCCTTCACTATCAACATAATAAAGCCTGCCATCCCGCATATAGAAACCTGTAGATTGAATATTACTAATTTGAGTATCTGCTTCATCCTGAATATCTTCTACTGCTGTATTTTTCGCAGTGGTTATATCACTTAGAGCACTCGTGCTTGCTGTAGTTATACTTGTATTAACCTCTGTACCTGTTGTTTGAATACTTGTAATCGCAGAAGTTTTAGCAGCTTCTAGACTGCTTGAATAATTTGAATATTCACTCTGCAAAGCCTCCGATTTTTCCGTGTATAAGCTGCTAAAATCGGAAGTTAAGTCATCAATATTGCTTTCTGCAGTATCTGCAATTTCCTGTGTATCATTCTTGTATTGCTGGGCACTTTGAGCATATTCTTTCGCCTTACCTGCATAGTACTTAGAAGAATTATCCTCCATTGAGACCGGATTTTCACTTATAGCCCATTCTCTTGCTTTTTCAGCCCAATATTGAGCTGCGTTATTTGTTGCCTGTGCTGTCCCTTTTGAGCCTACAGACGATACATTTACTCTTATTTCTGCCATTATAAAGTACCCTCAACTTTCTTAGGATATACAGTAATCGTATTAATATCTCCCATGCCGGAATCTCCCAATAATAAAGTATCCTCCGTGCCATCACTCGGATAACAAAGTTTTATACCATAATAATATTCCTCCGTATCCCTTCCATTCGGAACTTTTAATAAATCTGTCAAACTTGCAGGAATTGCGAAAACAATTGTTGCCTGCCTGTTTGTTTGAGCAGATACTTCACTCCCTATTGGTATTCTGTTGCTATCTTGTATTGCAAAATAAACAGTATAATTTTTATCTGTTGGCAAGCCATTTATAGCTAATTGTCCGTTATCCCCTTGTACACAGATTATATTCCCGTTTTCGTTGACTTCAAAAGCCATTATTTCCTCCTAAGTTTTTATTACGTACAACATTGTTAGTGAAGCAGGTTGAACCGTTTTTGTTCCATCTTTGTACACGCTTGAACAGCGAGAAGCATCAAATAGAAAATCTCCTCCAGTATATGTAGTGCCACCTTTTGAAACTGTACCAAGAGCTTTAGCATAAAATACGCCACTTGCGACACCTTGATAATCATTATATGCTCTAATGCTACCTGTAATATTAGGCAATCCTGCTTCTTTTTCTTCTCCGGCGCTGTTGCCACCTTCTACAAATTTATCAATCAGATTAGGTACATTAAACGTATTTACGCCGTTTCCTTCTCCATAAACCGTACCTATAGCGTCAAATAGATTGCTGTAAGTTTCTCTACTTACTTCTTGACCATTACAAAGCAAAAAGCCAGTAGGAATAGCGTCAGCACTTCCAGAAAAGATTTCGATTTTTCCTGTATAAATATTATTGGAAATAGTTAAATTTATATTGGCAATCTGTGTTTCAATATAGCTTTTTAATTCTTGTATTGAGCCAAAAGTATAATCTAACAACTCTTCAAAGTTCTGATTAACTTCCTGTGCCTTAGCTTTGGTTCCTGCTGCAAATTCTATTAAATCCGGTTTCTGCATTTAACCTCCTTATTGTCCTATATATTCATCCCAATTATTCAAAATATCTTCTGTATAAGGTTTCAATTTTTTCTTAGGCACTTGACCTAATTCTTTAATTGCAATAGCTTCTTTTATGGATTTATCTATATCAGCTAATATTTTTGCGTTTTCTTCGTCTGATATGTTAGCATTCGCATCATAATAACCGCCTTTTAAGTTCTTTGATAACTTTCCATAAACTTTTTGATATTGTGAATATTGTTTATTTGTTAATGGTATTTGTTCGCCGTTGATATTTACTTTTCTTTTTGCCTTACCAACACCAACTAATGTTTTACCTGTAATATCGCTATTACTTATATCCTTTTTAAATTGATTTAATTCGTTATAAGTTTCATCAGGTGTATAATTTCTAACTCCAAAGTCAACTGCTTCACTTAAAACTCTGCTAATAGGGTTTTGAATATTATTAACCATTACAGGCTCACCAATAGCGTTATACTTCATAGGTAATGTTTTACTTGCAAGCGGTAATCTATTTATAATCCTATTTCCTATGTATTCCGGTATGCTTTCGGCATATAATTCTCTTGCATAAGGATCTATATCGTTTCTTAATTCGCCCAATGTTCCGCCAAATGGAAGTAATGAACTTAAATAATTCACTCCTAGGCTTCTTACTATATTGCCCCCTAGTTTTTTAAGTTCTTCGGTTTTATCTTCGGAGGTCGCAAGATATTTCGCTTCTTTATTTAAGTTATATAAATCCCCTAATGCTTTTAATGCAGGCATATTTGCTATTTCATCAGCAGTAGTTAGATAAGCCCCACTAAGTCCGTTTTGCCCTAGTCCGACACCTACAAACAATGGTAAATTATTTTGCATATTCATCAGACTTATAGCCTTATCGCCTATTGCTATTGAATTAGGTTTAAGTCCTGTTATTTCGTTTTCGTAGTAATCTTTACTTCCTATATTTGTTTTAACATTATCTAAAATTCCTTTGCTTACCCCTAACCCTAGGCCTAATTCACCTAACCCCCTTGCACCTCTACCCATCAAAAGTTCAGCTTCTCTAATTTGTTCAGGAGTTTGTGAATTTAATAGTTTTAAAAATCCGCTTATACCACCGTGTAATCCCTCTGCACCTTGTGCGATAACATTTGTAGGAGTTTTAATAAACGGTGCTAATGATTTACTAGCACTTGGTAAAGAGTTTTGCGGTAATCCTGCAGCTTGTTCAAAGGCTCTCATTGTTGCATCATCTACTGCGTTTGCTATTTTTTGTGTCGCTCCCGTTATAGGTCTATTTTCTTGATAAACAGCCCTTTTAGCTTCGTTAATTGCAGAATTTATCATATCCTGCGTTGGTTCTGTTACTCCTCTTGCTTTCATTTGATTAGCGAGTGAACTTGCGTAACGTGCTTCAAAAAATGTTCTATCAGGTACATTTAGAGAATATCTTAAAAGTTTTTCGGCATTACCTAATAAACCGCCCTCAAAGGTTGGAGTGTTTGGTATACCATATCTTCCTACTTCGCCGCTTCTTGATGTGTTAATGCCATACTTAACATCTTCTACACCCTCTCTAAAACCTTTTTTAGCTCCTTCAACCCAAGCCCTACGACCAACCAAGGGATTAGCACTAATATATCTTGTTTTATCTTTTGTAACTAAACTTCTTAATTTGTCTATACCACCTGCAATAGTTTCATCAATAGCGGTTTCACCTGCGTTTTTTGCAGTTAATAAAGCATCCTTTACACGAGATTTGGGACTTAAAAGCATATTGATATAACGATAACCATCTAACTTTTGAGCCCAAGTTTTAGGTACGACTTTATACACTTTTTTCATTGCTTTTGCGGTTTCAACTTCAAGCTCTCGCTCTGTTAATCCTTTTGCTTGCAATTCTTCAAAAGTCTTTCCTATCTCTTGTAATTCCTCTTTTGTAAGATGTTTTTGGAGTTCTTTTCTTACTCCTTTGTTGTATTTATCTAAAAGCATTTGAGCGTATTTTTGAGCCCCTAGCGGTGTTGTTTTAGACCATAGGGATAAGGCCTGTACTGCTTGCCCTGCTTTTGTACCTTTTTGCGTTATACCTTGTAACAGATTTATTGCCTCGTCAAATCTGCCTTGTTCTTGTAAGCTTTGAAACAACTGCCTTGATTTTTCAAAATCTAATGCGGTTAGTTCCGCTTCCTCATCTGTCATTTTAGAAATAATATCAGCTCTTACTTTTTCAGGATTAGACATTATTTCATTTGTTGCGTTTGTTTGCAAATCAGCATTGTGTAGCACTTCATACATTGGTGGATTCTCTTCAATATACTTAGCTACCTCTTTTGATTTTTCGGCATTTTGTGCTAGTCTTGATGGTTTTATTTCAGTGATAGGGGTTACATTTTGTTCAAGCTGTGGTATAATAGTATTAGGAGTTGTCCTACTCTGGATGTTGGTTCCAGTAAGTGGGGGCAGCTCCTTCTTATTGCTTATGTCTTTTGCAAAATAATATTTATTGCCATAGCCATCTTCTGCAATTTGGTACTCCATATTTTTATTTTTGAAATTATTTTCAATTATGTGGAAGTTTTTTATATCTTCTCGGGGGTAATCTTTTCTAGTTCCCTTGTATTGTCCTTTTTTTATTTGATTGGTTAATTCCGGCAATACATCAGCATTGTGTAAACCTTTTGATAATTGCTCATCAATTCCGGCATTACCAAAATTAATAGCTCCAATATCTTCCCTATTTACCGTTGTTCCTTTAATATAATCATTATAATAATCTCTTGCTTGATTTCTAAATACTTTTATTTCTTCTTGCGACAAATTACTAATATTCCGCGATTTATTGAGTTTATGTCCTCTATAGGTTTTAATTACATTGCCTGCTACTTCACCAGCTTTATTTATAGCTTTTTTGCCTATCGGAGTATTAGCAGCCCATTGCAAAGTCTTACCTGCTCCTAATGCTGTAATCGTATTTATAGCAATTTGTTTAGGATTTATTTTCCCATTATCTAAATAGTTACTAAAAGCCGTGTCTACTCCTGCTTGTACCCCTAATCCGGGCAAGGATAGTGTGCCCGGCAATGTCATCATTTCTATAGCTAATATTTTTTTAGCTTTATCGTTACCCTGTTTAGTTCCAATAGGTGAACGATTCCAATAATCACCTAAATTTGTTGTTGCAGCTTGAAATTTTCTACCGATAGTCTGTATAGGATTTACCTTAAACTTAACCCTTTCTCCGCTCTCATCAGTATAATAGACTCTGCCCTTATTATCCCAGTTTTGGGTTAATCCAACATTAGCTGTATATACTTTATTTCCATCTGAATTTGTTAAATAACCGTCATTCTTTGCCGGCATATCAACTTGCGGAATGTCGTACAATGTATCTACATCTTTCTTATAGTTAATTGGCTCCTGTTTTTGTGCTTTTTTGTATGGTTTTGGAGTGCTTATAGGTTGAGAATTAGACGGTTCATCTAATATAAAACCGTCAGGTAAATTATTATTTATAGGTTCATCTAAAACAAAACCTTCTGGTAATTCTATAATCGCTGCCACTTACCACCTCTAAATACCATTTTTTCACCCGTTTGTGGATTAGTTGCCGTTTGACCTTCCTTATAAGCAGTTGTATTTTTTTTCGGAACAGGTTTTCCGTCAGTAGAACCGTTTTCACCGCTTCCGCCTTTATGTTCAATAACAGACTTTGTACCGCCTTGTTTAATATTTATACTTACTTTAGGTTTACCTACTTGTCCTGTTTCTGCCTTAGTCTTTTCTGTTCTAGCAAGCAAATTAGCAATCTGCGCATCGGTTAAGCCTGTTTTTAAAATCTGTTGCACAATAGTAGATGGTGCGAAGCTATCAGCTAAATCAGGATTATTTTGTATAGCTTCGGCAATCTGAGGGTTAAACTCAGCTAAATCACCCCAACGGACTTGGTTATTAAGTCTATAAGAGTTTGCTATATTTTTATAAACATCAGGTGTAATAAACCCTTTGATAGCTGATAAATCTTCATCACTATAGCCCATTTCTTTAAGTCTTTGTCTGTATAACTTATCACCATTACGTAAGCCTTGACGTCCTACTGCAGCGTCTAAACCTTGATAGCCTGCAATATAGGCATCTCCTAAAGCTCCAGACAATCCTCTTGCTAATGTGCCGAGTCCTTCTCCAAGTCTATAACCGAAGCCTTTCTTTGAGGGCATAAGATTATTTACTTGAAAATCATTATAAAAATTTTCATTTAAACCGGCATTTATATCCGTAAAAAAGCCCGGTCTCATATCAGTATATCTTTTAGTAGTAACCTCAAAACCAGGATTAAACCCTCCTGCTTTTGCTTGTGTTATTTCTTCATTAGTTAAAGGTTTCCTTATATTGTTTTTATCAATAAAGTTAGCATAAGCGATATTCCCATTATTTAAACCTTGATGAATATCTGTTATATCTTGATTTGATATACCATTAAATTGACTTTTTAATTGGTTGGTGTAATTTACGGATGGTAGAACATCCACATCTTTTGTTAATGTTCTGCCAAATAATCTATCTTGCATAGTTAAAGGTTTTAGCTGATTTTCTAGCCTTAAACTTGCTTGAGGGTCATAATTACCATTTAAATCGTATTGTATTGGCTCTATATATGGTTGTTGTTTTCTGCTCAATAAATTATTTAAAAAATTAGATATATTTGCCATTGAAATATCCTCCATTGCTTATTGGCAGCATATAACTTGAGTAATCAAAATCCTGTAACTGATAATTTATAGGTGCGTATTGTTTTTGTGTATGTTTTTGGGGTAATAATTGCGATAAAAACTTAGATTGCCCCGCACTACCTAAATTATTCCAACGATTTTGAACATCACTAAAGTTAGTTTGTTGGGGTTGGTAATTATTTATTGTATTTTGAATTGGTGAAGTTTCAAGTTTATTATTTACATAATTATCAATCCCTTGAGATATTGGGCTGTTAAACATATTACCTCCTTATTGCATTGCTCCGGCTGCACCACCTATAACGGCACCGCCTAAAGCCCCCCAAGGCCCTAATGCGGAACCTGCCATGGCCCCATTTGCGGCACCACTAAAAATGTTACCGCCTTTAGAGCCTGAATTTGTCGCGTCTAATTGTGCTTTTTGTAATGCATATTGTGAAGCGGCCTGATTATCTTTCTGGCTTGCTCCTAATAAGCCCAATGCCATATTATAAATGTTATTGTAATTATTAAGTGCAGTGCTAAGTCTCTGATAGTTTCTTGCTTCTTCCGCGTCAAGTGCTTGTTGATAAGCATTAGCATAATTTTGCTGCCCGACACTGTAAATATCTTGTGCGGTTGACCCTCTTAACAGACCTTTGCTTAAAGCTGGATTTAATAAATTATTCTGAAAATTCGTATTTGTAGTCCTATTCAAATCATTTATTCTGTTTTCGCTCAATTCAGGATTTCCAATCAAATTTTGATATTGTAAAGCCTGATTAGCAGCATTAGAAGCAAATTGATTTTGGAAATTTGAGCCTGTCCAGGTGCTACCATTTTTACCGCTTGTAGCAGAGCCAAATTGCCCTAAGTTCACTGTAGTGGTCGGTTGTTCTGGTGCCTTACTTTTACTTCCGCCCATTTTTTGCCCTCCTTATATATAATTCATCATCTATTTTCTCAAAACCTGCTCCAGTCAATGCGTAACGCGCTGTAAGTTTTGTGGTTCTTGAATATATGTCCAGCGTCGGATTGAGTTTTAATATGTATTCAATTGCTTCAAGGATTTGCGAGTACGACCTGCGCCGGGCAAAACCGCTTAACATAACCTTGCCATCCTCATTTTCCAAATAAATACAGCCTACAAGGTGCCCATCATCGTCATAAAAGCAGCGATAAGTAGGTAGCGCAAGAATTGCATCAGGTGCAGGTAACCTCTCATTGTCCCTGTTGTAATATAAGTTATAAAATTCTGATTTATCTCTGCATTTATCAACTATCATCACTTCAATCCCAATGTATCTTTTTCAACGCTGTCAATCCTCAACTCTACCTGCGAAATCGCAAAGTCATCTCCTTCTTTTTCGGTTTCTAGAATAAACTTCAAGAAATAAAATGCATTTGGCGCTTTAGCTTTCTTTGTGCCTTTGATATAGCTAAAATCAGCAGGAAATATAGCAACATCCCATAAGTAAACTCCCTCTTCCGGCGAATCATCATCAGCCCAAATAAAATCCGCACCTTGATCTAAATCAATCCTTTTATGCTTTTTCTTCTTAATGTTGTCAAAAGTGATCTTAAAGTTATTATTAAAGTTCTTTCCATAAGTTAAAAGCGGATTTTCATCTAATTCTTTTAAATAGTTGCAATTACCAAAATCCATATACGGAGTTTCATAAACAGCCGGAATATAAACCCCGTCAAATATACAGTTTTCAGAGTTTTTAGCCCGCTCCTTAAACAAATTACCGTTATCATCACAAGAATAAATCTCATAATCATAAACGCAATAGGAATTAACCGGATTTTGCTTTCTTTGATAAAATTCACCTTGAAAATAGTTATAAATAAGTGTTACATCATCTATTTTCAGCCAAATTTCTGATTTATTATCCCCGATAAATGACATCAAGCTGACTTTTTGAGGTCTATGGAAAAATGTTTGTATGTTATTCCCGACAGGTTCGCCTAAAACCTTCTGCCCAATATCGCTTTGTAAGTAATAATAAATATTCTTTTGATTATCATCGTAAAAAAATAAATATTTATCGTGAATACACCAACTCTCATAAGAAAAGCAACCGCCTAGACTAGCGCTCTGTACTTCTGCATCTTCATAATTTGACATATTGCCTAAAAACATACGGCTATCATCTCTAGTAAATACCATTAAACCGTTGATATAAGGCACTACCGCAGTAATTTGCTTGCCTACAATTTGGTACCACGGCTTAGTTAAATCATCAGCCGGCTTTACATAATCCCAGTCAAAAATGTCACCTTTGCGGCTTGCACTCACAACGCCGTTATTACCGCCAATTACAAGTGAACCTGCTTGCTCTGCAATAGTTAATCCCTCTATCACTTCACTATCATATAATGGATTTATAGTCTCAGTTACAGGAGTTTTGGCAAAACATATACTTTCAAAATTTTTGCCGTTGGTAAACACAAACACATCATATGCAGTATCATTCATTGTAATGCCGTTTGCTTGCCCTGTAACTTCTAACCCGTTAAGAATAAGTGTAAAACCGGTATCATCATACTTGTATAGCGCCCCTTGCTCTTCATTTTCCGCATATGCAATAAAATATTTTGTTCCATCTTGTTCAGTTTCAAAATCTTTAATAATCCTGTATCCGCCTTCAAGTTGAGCAATTTTAGTATTGCCTAAAGTCGTTTTTAAATAATACCCGCTGCCATCTTCAATAGGCTGTGCTTCTACATTAATTGCAGTTGTAGCAGAAATTTGACCGTTCAAACCATTTAAGCCGTCAATCTGTCTTATACCTTTGAATTGATTTATTATATAGCTTGCTGCATCTGTAAAAGCTTGTGTCATTATTGCACCTCATAAGGCGTATAATAAGGATTATTGCTATACATCCTGTTTACTGCGTTTACCATAAAATCAGGTGTGTTTGGAGTTAAAAATTTAGCAAAATAAGTTGGATGACCTATTTTTTTAAATTGGCCTGTTAGATGTGAATTTTTATCAGGTGTTAGCTGCCCTGCTTTCCAAGCCCCCCTGTAATTATAATAATGTTCTACATCATCAGGATTGAGACTATTCCCTGTAGCGTTTGCATATCCGGCATAATCCGCCTGGAATTGCTTTTCTTGCTCAGGAGTTAATCTTGTATTTAATAAATTTGATAAAAATTTACTTGTCATTTTTTATAAACTCATATATGCTTCATCTTTATATCCGTTTGCCAGCTTTAAAAAAGCCATTCTTAATTGTTCAGCCTTGTTAATTATTGGTTGATATCTAGGTTTAGATAAATTTTTGATATAGTTAGCCAATGTTTCATACTTCAACCAATCAATAAATGGAGCCTGTAACCTATCTGGCATTCTTAGAGTGTAAGTTGGTTGCGGCTCATACTGCGGAACTAAATCGGAATCAAGAAAATATCTCATATCCTTGAATTTAACTGTTACATTATAAACAGCGTCAGGAGTCGGGTATAAAATAATATTTTCTTCATTATCAAGCCAAAACTTAGATGGTCTGCCTGTTTGACTTCTTAATAAGTTACCGTTAGCGTCATACCTTAAAGCTGTTGTGTTTCCCTCGACCAGCACTCCGTTTTTAATAATCTGCCCGTTTACTCCTTGATAACTTGCTCTGTTACTTCTTGTCTTAATAGTGCTGTTTGAGATATTAAAGTCAAAATTATTGTCATTAAGTAATCTCATAGCTTCTGTATAGCAAGAAGAGGCAACATTTAAGTATTCTTCTTCTGATTGGTTTTCAAGCTGCATATCGTCAGGATCAATAGTTGACCTGAAAATATACGCAATATCCTCTTGTATTTCTTGAAAAGTCTTAGCCATTATCTTGCCTTTCTTCTAGGTCTTTTGGGTGCTTCTTCAATAATTTCAACATCTTTGTACTTTTCTTCTAAATTCACTTCTTTAACTTCGCCTAATAGCCTCTGCTCATCTGTCGGTATTTCAGCTTTATCAATCATTTTTAAAGCTTCTTTAGTAGCTTTTATGATTTCAAAAGTAAGAGGGTTGCATCTTATAAGCTCAGCAGCAGCCAAATCCTCTAAATCAAATTCTAAGCCTGTTTCTTTATTTCTAACTTTTACCATTTCTACTCCTTTATCTCCTTATCAAGCCCCTAATCAAAGGGGCTTTTTAAGAAGAATAGTAATTATGCTACTGCTTCAAGTCCTGCGTGTTTACCTACCGCATAAATAGTTCCGGCAACAGTTGTAAAATCAACATCAATATTGCCATCAGCTTTTTGAAAACGTGAAGGGTTTTCAATTTGAATAGCTGTTAACCCTGTACCGCAAGGAACAGCCAAATCACCTAAGACGGCGTTGTGATAAACCCCGGCTTTGAATGTTACTGTTCCTGCAGTAGTCGCATTTACAATTACAACCAAGGAATTATCTTTTACCCCTGTAGCACCAACGATTGTTGCGTTGTTTGCAGTACTGATTGTTGTAGGTGTTACAGCTTTATAAGCTGCACTTTTTGAAGCTTCGAGAACAGGCTCTACTACTGTAATATTATCTCTTGCCATTTTTATAATCTCCTTTATTTACTATGAATAATTACTGATTGTGCAAGTAACCATTGCAGTTGCTAAACGTTTTGCGTTAGGTACTGTGCCGCCAAATACAAAACCTCCTTTATATGCCTTGTTAAGACTTTCATCTCTCATATAAGGGATAAGCTGCAGTGATTTCTGAATTGGTGCTGCAAAAGTTTTACCTTCAACTGCAAATAGAGGGTAATAAGTAATTGTACCACCGGACTCTGTTGAGCCAACATTATTGGACTCAAAGATTTTAAACCCGGCTTTTTTAGAGATTTCGCCAATTGCTTTGTCTTTCACTTGAGATTCAGTGTATTGTACAAACGGCATACCGAGCATAATAGCAATCATTTCAGGCGGTAAAAATGCTAACATCCTATCGGACTCCCAAGCGTTTAATCTGCTCATTTTTGCCTTAACATTTGCAAGAATTTTAAAGCAGTTTTCTGCACTTGCAGAAGTCAAGGCAATAGCAGCACCGCTGTTTGTTTCTTTTGTACCTGCCAGAGGATATAGAGAACCTAAATAAGAGTCAACTTTATTTTTTGCCTGATACATTGCATTATCAGAATATTCTGCTACCAATTTTGCGGCTTTATCAGAGTTTCCGGCTTCTTCAATCTGCAGCGCCTTGCTTGCTTCAAGCTCAAAGTTTACTTGATACCCTTGGTCAACAGGAACTTTGACAAGTGAAGATTTGATTTTTTCAGGTTCGTTCAAATCGCCACCATCCCATTTTTGAAATGAAGTCTCAGCAGGCATAATAATATTTACTTCATCCCCTATTTTTAAACCGCTTTTCATTTCAGCCTTTGCGGCTTTACCTATAACAAGTTCATTTTTAAGATTTTTTTCAAAATTTGTAGCTGTGCTTGTTATAATCATTTGGTCAAGATTATAAGTCTGTGCCATATTAAGTTACTCCTTTTATTTACTGTAATACTTATCCCAGTATTCCTTAGTGTTTATGTCTGCCGGGCTATCGCTTCCAATAGCAACACCCTCACCCAGAGGAATATCTGATTTTTGTTTATTCATTTCAGCAGTTTTTTGAGCTTCCAAATTAGCTCGAAACTTTCGTACGCCGTTTGTTTCAATAGCCTTTATAACATTAGTTAATGCAGTTGTATCAATGCTCCCAAAGCTATCAAACATCTGCTTAACTACATTAAATACATCTTGAGAGTAATTTTCGCTGTCAGGATTAACAAGTTCCCACACTTCCGTATTTTGTTTAAGTTCAGCCTCAAGATTAGCCCCTGCCGTCATTCTTTGTTGATACACTGCTTGATTAATGTATTCACCCTTTTGAGCTTTCATAATAGCTTTTTGTTCTGCAATCTGTTCAACAAGCTGAGGGTTAAAATACTGTTTGACCTCGTTCATACAGGAGTTATAAGCGCTTATATTTCCGTTAGCATAATGAATATTAGCTTCATTTAGCTTATTTATAGCGCTGTTTCTATCTTCCGTATCCTCAATCTGCATTGCATAAGCTTGATAAGTACTGAACTCACGATTGTTTAACTCATGATTAAAACGCTGTTCAAACAGCGGATTAATCTGTCCTTGTTCATTGACAATCTGTTGCTGCTGCGGGATTTGCTTTTCAAGTTCTGCTATTCTCTGTTGCCCTTTTGTATACTCTGCTTGCAAATCTTTGTAACGTTGTTCGTAATTAACAGTTTCTTTTGGTTGCTCGACTTTCTCATCAGTTCCCTTTCCGTCGGTTACAGTCTCTTCTGTTGTAGTTTCTTGAGGTGTCGTATTTTCTACGGTCTCATTTGTTTCAACAACATCTTGAGGTGTTGTTACCTCTGTAGTTGAGAGTGTTGATGTCTCTACTGTTTCTGTCATAAATTTTTCCTTTCATAATAAAAAGCACCTGAGGGATTTGCCTTAGGTGCTACACGAGAGAGAAAGGTGAAACAAAAAAGCAAGCGCCGAAGGTTAACCCTCAAGACGCTTGCTGCTATTAATCTTTTATAATACGCTTGCTGCTCTTTTTCTTATTATTTTGTATTTAAGTATACCCCTTTTTTGTTCTTAGTCAAATTTAAGATATACTGCTTTTCATTACCATTATATACTAACTTTAAAATAATTGGTAGTGTTTTTACATCAATTTTAACATTTTGTATTTCTAATTGTTGCATTTACAGCCCTTTTCTTATTTGAAATTCTTACTTTCTTTCCATTTCCACTTTTTCAGGAATATTCCTTATAATCCTTAAACAAAGCATATAACCGTCAAGTAAGCTATTTGCAGGCTTATTTATATAAGTTTCCGCTTCTTTTTCTAGATATTGTATCAATGAGTATTTATAATCTTCACTCATTTGATAATTTCTGACTTTTAAAAGTTTGTCTATTAGTTGCATTATTTTATCCTTTCTACCTACATTAAGCAATTCCCAATTCTTGGCTTCCCTCATTTAATCCGCTCTGCACAGGATTATCCATAACTTGACCTTGCATTTGCGGATTTACACTCTGACCTTGATTTACTCTCTGTACGCTCTGTTGCGCCTGCTGCAATAGCATCATCATAATTTGCTGCTGTTCTTCCGGCTGCAATCTCTGAAACTCTGCCATAACTCCCTCTATTGTTGTAGCAGTTTTAAGAAATTTTTCAGGGTTATCATATTCGATTGATGCCATACCCGTTTTAAAACATTCCTCATAATCAAACTTTTGAGCCATTTCCGGAACATTGGATAGTTTTTCAATAAGCTGAATTGCTTGTTCTAGTTTAGCGTGTCTGTTCATTAATGCGTTTCTATCTTCATAGCGATACTCATATTGCCCTTGTCTGATAATATCAGTAATTGCTATCATTTCTTCTACATTCTTATTTTTTACTTTAAACACTTCTACACCGGATTTAAACAGAGCTAAAATCTGCGCAACCGCTTCAATGTTTTTGATAGTGAATTTATAAATACTATCAAGTGTTTGTTGCGTTCTAATATCCTGCCCCTGCTTTGCAAGTTGTAAATCAGTTGCTTTCACACTGCCGGAAGTAGTATTGCCCATTGCATTAGCGTTTACTGCGCCGTTATCAGAGATTTCATTTGTTATAAAGGTTATATTGTCAACATCACCTTTCGTATCAAAAGTAAATGGTTTGAGCATACTCACTTTTTCTGGGCTTAAATCATCTAATTCGATTATTGCTCCGGGCTTCCACAAGTAAGATGTTTCACCCGGTTTAATCAATTCCTTTTTCATTTCACTAGTCATCATAGTAGGCGGGTTGCCGTTTAAAAAGTCTTTTTGCTGTTTCAGATTAATATATACTTGTCGCATAACACAAGCATCATAAATCGTTTTCATCCTTGCAATACCGCGCTTAGTATCTGGATCTTGTTCATCCATTTGAATAATAAAAGGACAAATATAAATTGGGTTAGGTTCAAACCTGATTAAAAATTTTTCGGCGAAAACTTCTGCTATATAGTTTTTGTATTCTACTCCATCAATTTTAAAATCTCCATGAGCAAAATATGTAGCATATGCATCACCAACTTTAACCTCTTGTATTTTTTGGTCATCTGCCTGCGGTTCTGTGGTGTCTGATGTAGTATCTTCCATATTCTTTAATTCTTGAATATTTTCAGATGTTAAGTTATAGAGATTTACCTGTTTACCTTCTTTATTTGTAAATTTTCGGTTTATTATGCTTTCAATCGTTTCAAAACGTTTATGTATTTTAATAATACTTTTGAACACATCGTCATCATCTTTAACATATTTCACAGTATCAAAAACAAAAGCTAACGGGTCAATAGCTTGTATATCTGCATTATCATAATCTACTTTATTTTCTTTATTTCCATAAAGTTTTTGAACAAGCGTTCTTTGCTTCCAACCGACTTGAGATATTTTTTCCCCCCAGAATAAATCGCCATACCTAAAACACTTCTCAAGCTGTATATCTGCCTTCATTCTATATAGAGCTTGTTCAAGCGCTTTCTTTTGCAATTCTGCTTTCTTTTCACCTTCTTCAATAAGCCGTTTTTGAGAGTTATCATTATATAATTGCTCTAAAAATTTATTTACTTCTTGTTCATATTCAATGGTTGTTAGATAATCGCTTTTTTTAGGCGGGATTAAACCGGTTTCTGTGCTCCTCACATCAAACATCTGTCCCATATTAGTCCAAGATTGATTACCAATTTGCGCTGTAGTAACCTCAACAATAGTAGCAAATTTATTATCTTTGTACCCGTCAATTTCTTCTTGCCTTGTGTTATAAATCTTCATTGGCTTCTGGTTCATTGAAGCCCATTTTTGCAGGTTCATGGCAAGGTCAATTTGACTTTGCCGGTTATCTTGTAATTTTTTCCATTGACTTACGACAAAATCCACCACTTTTTGAGGATCTTTTGGTTTTTTAACTTTTTCTATCGTATTAGCTTGTATGTTGTCCATTTATAAACTCCTTTAAAACATTTTTGAATTTATCTAGCCAGTAAAATAATTGACTATTTTTTATATCTTCTTCTTGTTTTGAGTATACCGCTCTATATCTATAAATTCTTGTCGGCACAGTAAAAGATATAACATCATTTTCTATCATATCAGCTTGTATATTGCTCACTTATTACTCCTTTATGAGTTATTGTATATTTTTTCTAATTGTTCAATTCTGCTTATATCTTTTATATCTTCAATTCGCCACCACTCTTCTGTAAAACTATAGCGATTTCGTTCGCACCTCCTACAATGTGAGCAATATCTAAATTGCGGTGCAGAATGATAAGGGCTAAAAACGTGTATCCAAGTGTGATATCCTAAAAAGCAGAGTAATTTTCTAAACATTTACCTATTACCTCCTAAATCTTTATTTATTGGGAAGTAATATTCAACAATATAACTTCCTGCATCAAATGGATGCTCTAAAAACTTTAACTTGTTGTCATTCTTAATCTGCGTATGGCTTGGTACATCAATAATACTTGTGCCTGTTTTGTACTTCAAATTATGTATATTGTATAAAAATCTCTCACATTTAGGGTCAACAATAATTCTGCGGTTACCTTTAGCGTCACAGACCATTCTATTAAACGCAGCTACCCTATTATGAATAGGAGGATTAAATCCTCTTATCTCAATCTTTGGGGCTTTTCCAAAGTGCTTGCGTAGTGTTTCGCGCATAATAACATAATCAGACATCTCACTTTGCGTTTTCCGATAATCCCCCGACGCATCACCATTTATAATAATACTGCCTTTATGGTTCCCGTAACGCCTAATAAACTCTTCTGCAGTTTGCTTAGTGTGTGTATTTTCAATAACTATTTCATCAAAATAAAATACTTTATTAGATACTACATAGCAAAGCAGCCAACACATCGGGTCAACGTTAAAATCAGTTGAAATATGCAGTGGCAAATCTGGTAAATATGTAACAGGTTTTATATTATCAGAGGTAAAATTTTTAACAACAAGTCCACTTGTATAATTTCCAAATTCCCCTAAAACATTCATTCTGTAATATTCAGGATCGTACGCTTCTTTTAAACTCTCTACATAATGTTTTGATAAATATGTATTTTGCGTAGTAGGCGCGATTATAAGCCTGTAATTAGGCTTTTTCTTTTCTACGAAATGGGTATAAATCCAACCTTTTGAAGCTTCCGGATTAGTATGCCCGAATAGACGATATTTAAACCCTCTCCACTCGGGTTTAATTCTCTGTCTTAATCTAGATAATAACATTAAAAATGTACTTTCTGAGCAGTCTGACATTTCTTCTATTTCTACAAAGCCTAGGTTTAAAGATTTTAATTTATGGGGCTCTTGAAAATGCCTGAATAATATTTGTGAACCATTTTGGAATATAATCTTAGCTTCTGCAGCCTTAAAATCATAATCTCGGCCTTGAATAAATCCCATATTATCAAGATGCTCAAAGTAGGTCACAAGCGTGGTATCTCGGACAAGAGGGAATGTATCAGCCCCTACAAGCCCTGTAATACCCGGATATTTCATTGCAAGCAGAATACCTAATAAAGCACCGGAGAAAGTTTTACCGCTGCCGTATCCACCTTGGTACAGTGCAACATCTAACGTGTAATCGTGCGGAATATTCAAGAACTCTGTTTGTGCAGGGAGTAAATTGTATTCCATTAGATATTCACTCCATTAACTCTAATATTAGGCGGAATATAATTTGTCTCTGTTTCTACCTTATCTTTCATATCAGCAATATTTTTCGCTACAAAGATAGTATAAGTCGGATTATAAAAACCGCGCATAGCGAGGTCATTCAACATATCTCTTTGTAAATCCTTACACTTTTTATATGTGTCGGAAAACTCTTCAAATTGTTTAGTCCACTCATTAAGTGTATCTCTGTGAACGCCAATATTAACGGCGAATTTTTCAAATGTCGGGAGTACATTTGGTTTTTCGATTTTTACAATATGTTCTTTCCCTTCTTTATCATATTTTGTAAGTTCTTCAAAAACAGTGTGAGGTATATCAAAAAACTCAAGCATTTTGTCGCAAAAGCTTTCTTCATATTTTGTTGGTCTACCGTTATTTTTTTTAGGCAGGTTTTTAGCCATAAAGCCTCCTATCTAATTATAGCATCTAATGTATCGGAACGAGATTACTAATCGATATAATTTACAAAATTTCATGAAGATTTGTAAAAAATATACTAATATTTATCTCTTTTCTATCTTAATAAGTTAATTGTTGTTAGCATTGTTTCTCCTTTATATTTTTTATTATTTTTATATCTTCTTTTAGACTTTCAATTAACCTTAAATCATTGCTCCTTAACCATTCTTGCCACTCGGGGCATTTAGTATGGTCGAATTTTTTAATTATACGAAAAAGTCCTGGCTCATATTCTTCAATACATCTATGTAAATCTCCTCTACATATATGGCAAGGGATTTTGGAGCCTTCACGAACAAAATAACTTATAAATTGTGCCATTTCTTCAATACTTGCATTCTTAATGCATTCGTAATTATTCATAAAACCTCACTTTCTTTTTTATGCTACAATTTACCCGATTTAAAAGGGGGTAAAAATTATGCCGTGTTAAAAATTATGCTCACATTTTGCTCACAAATTTTATAAAAACTATGAAAAATATATAAAATATAAAATATCCAAAAGTAAAAGGTTAGTCTACAACCCCTTATTTTTAGGCATTTTGTAAAAACTATGAAAATTATGAAAACTATAAAAATTATTTTAACTTGGCTACGAACCAAAAGGTCGGGGGTTCGAATCCCTCCAAGCGCAATTTAATTAAGAGTCGTAAGACTCTTTTTTTATGCCCTTATGAGCCCGAAAGCTATCCAACTGAATTATGTTCTTTTCTTCTAAATTATTTTTTATGCTCACATTTTGCTCACATTTTTTTGAAAATAATTCATTTAACTTATCCAATGCATTGTCAACTCCATCACGACTATTTCTAGCGTAGATATTATATGTAGTGCTATAATCCTCATGCCCTAATTGACCTTGTGCAAATTTTCCAGATAGTCCATTTGATAGTATTAAATCCGTGTATGTGCCTCTTGCATCATGTAATCTTACCCGATAATTTATCCCACATTCTTTTAATAATGGTTTCCAAATACGATTCCTAAAATTACTAGGGTTTATATACCCCCCTTTTTCATTCGAAAATAATAATTTACATTCCGGATTCTCTTTTAGTTGTTTATTTATTTCTGTTGCAAGTAAATTAAACATATAAACAATACGCCTTGATTTATCCGTCTTTGGTTTATATTTTATTTCTTCTGCAGTAAACTGTTTATTAACCTTTATTACATTTTCTATAACATCCGCTTTTTCTAATGCAATAAGCTCACCAATTCTTAACCCAGATCCAACAAGTAAAAAAATCATTCTGTAATATTTTTGGTACTTTTCTTGGGTTCTGCATATTTCAAGAACATTTAGCAGCTTCTCTAAACATAAATGGTTTAAATCAGGAGAAGGTCTTCTAATGTCATCTAAATCATCAAATACATTATATTTATTTATTTTCTTCTTTTTTACACAATAATTAACTGCACCTTTACAAAAAATTAAAACATTATGAGCTGTATAGGGTTTTTCTCTCTCTAAATTATCAAACAATTCTTGAAGTATTATCGGATTTAATCTTGTATATTTTATTGGAATTAGTGGTTTAAGATAATTGTTTAAGTAACTGCGGTATGCCTTTATAGTATTCTTTGCATATTTTCTTTCTACCATTTCCATAAATATATTTATAATTTCCCCGAATGTTATATTATTACTTGTATTTGCTTTGACTTCCTCAAATTTACTTAAATCTTTTTTTGCGTCTTTCAGTGTTTCATAATTACCATAAGTATGTTGCTTACCTTCATAATCTCTATAAGTAATAACATAGGTGGTTTTTATTCCCTTTTTAGTCTTATATATTTTTTTACTAATTCCTGCCATCTTAACTTACCTCTGATTGTGCCTTTTGTACTTCTGATAGTGATATTTTGTATACCCCTTTCTTATGGCGTTTAATTTTTCCACTATAATAAAGACTATACAAATAACCAACTGAACATCCTTCAATTTCAGCACACTTTTTGAACGATATTAAATCGTTTGGGATTTCTTTCTCTCTATCAAAATTTATAACATTACTCATTTCTAACCTCCAAATACTTCATGTAACTTCATGAATTTTTGTAACAAAAAAGAGGTTTTCTGAGCAAAGACCTCCAAACTTTGTGCGGGCTGCGTACGTCAGACACCGCATAGCCAGCTTTACCGACATACATCGAGCTGATACTCACTATTGCTTCGTGGGGGATTTCTCCCCCACAGGACTACATCAAGTGTAGTTATGCCTTAAACTGTTATCAATTTATATTCGTCATACTTAACCCTTAGTGGAACCTTTTCTCCGATATCAAGATAAACAAAATTTTTGACAAAATCCAGCATTAATATAATAGCTCCGGATTCTCATAGATGTTGCCGATGATTTCTAAATGGTATGCAACATCATATAAATTGACGATTTTAGTATAATCTTTATATGAATACTTATCATTATCTGATATCAATATTTTGTATCGTGCTTCATCTTCGCAATATATAACTTTTCCAATTGAGATATTTCCATTTTTAAATTTTGTTCTTTTAACAATATCCCCTTCATAAATCAGCTTGCCGTTTTTGTCTTTTTTGCTCGTGCATTGCATAAGATTTGTAAAATCTTTAGTTATTAGCAAATCGCAATCAAAAGAATACTGATTAATATATTCTTGTTTTTCTATAATTTCTAAAAAATCAGAAAAGAAACAATTATCCGGGTATTTATCTTCAAATATTTTTTGTGCGATATTTGTATCAATTTGATAACCTGTTTCACAAATACTGTCTGTTGGAACAATAATTACAAATCTATCTGTTTTTAATACAGCTCTATACTTAAATCTATCCTGCATTTTCTTCCCCTTTCGCTTCGCTGATGATGTCGAGGATTTCACCTAAAACATCTTGCATACAATTTTCTTTGCATTCAGGAATATTTCTATATGCACATTCATCACATATCGGAATTTCGGTTTTTTTATTAACTATTCCCTCAATCGCATCAAGGGCTTGCTTGTATTGGTCTTGTTGTTCATATATTATAGCTTTATTATTTACTATTGCAGTTATCTCTTTTACTCTATTAGCGGTTGTTTTTGCACATTTACCATTTATTTTATAAATAACTTCTTTTGTCGCATTTTCATCTATTAATTGCGCTATCCTTGCTTTTTTCTCTAACAATTCGAAGCATTTTTTTGATAATTCACTGTCTTTTTCTTTTAGTTTTGCTTTCAACTCCTCGCACTCTTGCTCTTTGCGTTGTAAAACACTTTTAATTGCACTTGGAAGGCTAAATGCATCAGCTTCAATTTCCTCTTGATAAGGTTTGATTACATCCTCTATTTCATTTATTAAGTCCTCTTTGCGTTTGAGCTGTTTGTAATAGCAGTTTGGATTATCTCCACAGTACCTATAGTGAAATTTTGAACAATGCTCTCCGCAGGAATATTCCTTGTTATTGTCAACATAACAATGGCACTCGCTCACATCCACACCGTCAATCATTATTTTATCTGTCATTGTTAATCCCTTTCAGTAATTTTTAAATCCAATAATTCTTCTAAAAATTGAAAACCTTTTTTTGAAACATAAAAACAAGCTCCTTCACCTACAATAATTGTATTTAAATTATTGTTGCATTCCATCAAACCTTTATTCACTAAATCTACTAAATTGTCCCAATAGTTAGGTCTATTCTTTATACAGGTAAAATAATTGCGATATGCTTCATATTTTCTATGTATTCGTCCTTTTATTTTTCTTTTATCAAATCCAATTGTATGCTTTAGAATGTTTATCTGTTCCGTATTAATCGTTATTTTATCTGTCATAAATACCTTCTTTCATCTAAAACCCATTCTAAAGTTTGAATAAATCCTTCTTGAGATATATAATCATTTTTTTCTTTTTCAGAATGAGCAATCAGAGAAGGAGAATATACTTTGATATGTTCTTTATAAAGTCTCAATTTTTCTTCAATTTCTTCTTTTGTCCTCATCCTTCCAAAATCTCCTTAACTTTATAAGAGAATAACTATGTATTTTTTCTTTATTATTTTCACTCCATTTTTCTAATTCAGAAAAAGAGTTAAAAATTATATATGTAAATCCCCACTCGCTTAAATAAGTAACTTTATATTTTGTAATCATTCCAATATCTCCTTTACTTTGGCGTGATTGAGTTCATTTTTTAGCATTGTTACTAACTCTGCTAGAGCAAGTTCATATTCTGCATTTTGCGTTGTACAAGAGTCTCTCATATCTAACTCTGGTATTGAATACCAGTGAAAAACATAACATTTAAGAATTTCACTATAATAAATCCGGAGTTCATCAGTGGTTGTAGCAGTCAAAATATACTTAATTAACTCCAACTGTTTTTCGGCGGTGAAGGGTGGAGAGGATATTCTCTTATATTCACACTTATCACACAGTGCAAAACTACAATCTTCGTAAAGTTGTTTTCTCGGATATTTACAAGTCAAATAACCTCTATCACGGCTCAAGCCACAATAAGTATATCCGCTTTCAACCCCATACGCCTTATACATTTCTTCAATTGCTGTCATTTTGTTGCTCCTTTACTCTTAGGAAAGCTCCCATATTACCAAAGATTTCAAAAGTTTTATCAGTAATCTTTTCTACTTCTATTTTTGCTAAATCATAATACCTGCTAAACAATCCGCCCGATGTTTGATAAACTTTACAACCTGAACCTTCTAAGCTATAAAATGACCATTCATCTATAATCAAATCATCAGCAGGAGTTTCTTTTAACCATTCATTATCAGTATTTTGTAATACTTCATATACTATCTGGGAGTTATTACTCATTTGATAAAAACCAATTTCTTTAATGTCTTGAATTTTCATATCTAATACTCCCATTCTTCTGCTGCTATGGCTTGTTTGATACGGTCTGTATATTCCAATCCTGAATAAAATTGCAGAAATATTACAAGCTCCTTTATAAATTCATTAGAATTTTTTATTTGTTTATGTCGACAGGTCATCATAGAACAAATTGTAGTATCCTGAACATAGTTTAAATTGAACAGCCTCACAAAGTTTTCGGGCTTTTCAAAGTCGGGGTAAACTTTTTTAACAATAGCATCTGCCCATTCTTCTTGACCTTCAGCCCTCATTGGTGGATTAATTTGAATTAGTTTCGGTTTAATTCCGCACAATTCACAAAGCTGCTGTGATAAATTATTCATTGCTGTCTTAGTCATTCTTCCTCCATTACTGTATCTTCTTCTACATTCTTTAAAAACTTCTCTAACCCCCGCTTGCCGTTATGTGCATAAATCATAAGCAGGGCATATTTCATATTGGTTATACCGTAAGGATTTACAATCTCTGCTGAATTGCAGTAATCCTGCTCAGGACATTCAAAACACCTCATCTTGTGATAATAACAATTTGCTGCTGTACGGTGCCATTTGGTATAAAGGCGGTTATTGTATGCTGTATTGTTTGGTCTGCCTTTGCTCATATATTTCCTCTTATTTAATATCTTCAAGTTTTATTATGTTTCTCCTCAATGCCTCTATAATAAGGCCGGCACGTGTTTTCTGATTAGGGATTTTATAAAATAAAGAGTTGAGATGTGTTTTAACAGTGCCCTCTGTTATTTTTAACTGGGATGCAATTACGCGATTAGGATAGCTAAGCATTTTTAAAACTTCCAGCTCTTTATTTGTCAGCTCTATCATAGTATCCCTCTCTCCACTTTTTCCTACTAAAAACGAGGTCATTTTTATTAACCCCGTACCGTTTTAGAAAAGTCTCTTCTCCCATACACTCCAAGTCGTAATTGCACTTAGCAGGCATTAGGATTAATTTTTGAAGATATTCAACCCGCTTATAAAATTCGGGATTATTTTTCCTTATGCTCTGTCTTACAAAGTGGTGTAACTGATAGTCGTTTCCCCAGTTCTCTAATTTTGGCACAGGCCGGATTGTCCCGTACTTAAACAGAAAACAGGGGTACTTAAGTAAGTCCTCTTTAATACTCATGCAAGCCCTCTCTTTTTCAACGCCTTTTTAATATCACTTGCGTGCAATAAATCAGCTTGTAAAAAACGGGTAATTAAAGACTTGTTTCTTTCTACTAGATCCGTATCTTTGTCAAAGATTTCTTTGTATCTTTTGTAATCGTTTTTAATTTCTTGTGTTATCCTTGCTCTCGGAGTATTCATATAACGCTTAAACTCTGTTTCACAAGCCAAAACTAAGTTATTCAAAAATTTGTATTCGTTGTCCATTTACCCCTCCATTGCATTTGGTTTTAAAGAGTAAACCTTCCATCTCGTTTTCTCCCCAAACCTGTTAAACCCTGCTTCCCACCAATAATAGATTGTTAAATCCGTCTGCTTTTTTATGTTTCGTATGATTGACGGTAAATGTCTATAACCATAATTCTCGTTACATTGTTTATTGGTTATTGTTCCGAACACTTTTAAGTGTGCTATTATTCGCTCCTCTTGTGTTGCCATCTCCCCTCCTCATTTGAGATTATGTTCTTCTTTGAATTTCGCTTGAATTTCACGGATTTTTGCATCTTCTTCCGCGGAAATATCCCTGTTGCGCGCAGCTTCCAATACCTCTCTAAGCTTTTGCTCTGAGGCTTTTTTTCTTTCGTTTTTTTTCTTCTCATCTTCAAGAATTTGCTTATATCCACCATTGTTCACAAGTGAATAAATGTAAGCGTCATTATTTTTAGCACCGGATTTTTTAGCATAATCTTTTAAGATTTGAAAATCACACACACAAAAATCTACTCCACATACATTAATAGTGTGTGTGTTTATATCTTTAGTTTCCTTTAGTTTAATTTCGTTTAGTTTAGTTTGCGGATTTCCGGCACTTTTTTGAGGGTTTTCTCCCCCAGAAATCCCACAACTTTCATTTTCGGACGAGTTTTCTCCTACAGAAATACTCCAAAGTTCCTCTTTGGTTAAAACTTTAGAATTTCGTTTTTTATATGCATCTGCAATATTTTCTACAAAATTTTCAGAATAAATAAATCCTTTTTTGTAAAATTCCTCATCTAAACATTCAAGGTCAACTAATTCCTCTATAATCTCCTTAACAAGCTGCTCATCAAGTTTGAATATAGAGTAGAACAGTTTCCATTGTTTGGGTGTTCTTATATCAATAATATGGTTTTCTGTTCTTCCGAGTTTTTGTAACAGTTTAACCCAAACGATAAAGCCGTCATTACCGTATAGATTCTCCAATGCTGTTATACTGTCCCCGAATTGACAAACCAAAGGGAAATAATCAACTGTTGCCTTTCTTGGTCGTGCCATTACTCCTCCTAATCCCAAATCGTATCATCAGATGTTTGGTTATTCTCTTCCTTTTTCTTAGGTACAAATAAATCAAGAATAAAATCCGGCGAATTTTCCGTTTTCTTCTCTTTTATCGGGTAGAGGGCTAATCTTTTGTTTTTATCAATAGTTAGTGGTAAAAGTGCCTCATCTGCCGAGCAAGAAATATATGGATTATCGTTCTCATCTCTTTTCTTCCATCCTGCACCAATTGTTGTCATCTTGTTCCTTCACTTTCCAGCTTGCAGGTTTTCTTTTAGGCAGCCCAGCGTTTATTCCTGCAAGCTTATTTTGTTACACTAGCCGTGCCTTATATCTATGGGGGGAGCACTTATTTCTAAAATGTCATAATTGTTTCTAAATTTGCTTTATTTGCAATATTTGTATTCAATTCACCTGTTAAGTTATACTTTATAACTGATTGAATAGCACTTATATGTGCTTTATAAGCTTCAAGTACCATTTCCCAGCCTTTATAATTAGCTCGGGATTCGTTCAATTGAGTTATATATTTTTGAGCCTCCTCAGAATATCTAGTAGCTAAAAGTTTAGTTAATTTGTTCTCAAAAGCTGCTTTATCATCTTGCAAATTAGCTTTATGAAGTAAACTTATAAGCTGATTTAAAGCTTCTGCATACATTGCCCGGTCTTTTTTATACTCAAAAGCAAAGTCTTTAAACTCTTTAGCAATGCTTTGCAATTCGTTTGCATAGTCTTGATGGTCCATTAATACCATTCCTCTCTTTGGGTTATTATTGAATTAATTTTTGGGACAACATATTATTTTTAAGAATATGTATTCTCTCTTGTGCCATTTGATGAAAGATTTTTCTATCATTAACAGCTTCTTTATTAAGTTCGTAATAGCTTTTTACATTTTCAATATCATCTATTTTTGATAAAATTACATAAATTTCAGAATCATCAGTATTGTTTAGTATATTTTTTTTTTGAACTTTTCCGAAGGTATAAACTTGACTACCTTTATCATCAACTATTTCAAGCAGATTGATGTTTCCATTTTCTGAATAATCAATAGTTTTTACCTCATATTTTGTATACTTATTTTTAAGTTGGTATTTCCCTTGTGAGTTCTTTTCTGTATCTGTTTGAATAAAAATAAATGGCGCGGAATAAAGTTCTACGCCTATACCCCATTTAAATCCAGCCCTTTTAAAACAGTCACTGGCCTGTCCTTTTTCGGCTTCTGTATTACTTTCAGTACCGCAATCCCAACGCCAGAGCCATTCTTTTAAATCCTCATCATAAATACCAATTCCGCCGTACATCTTACCATCAATAACTTTAAAATCATTCTGCCAATGCTGCCCAAAAGCCTCATCCAGAATGGCTCTGTCAACCCGAGCAGTTTTATAGAGAAGCAATGAGCAGCCTTTAGCAGTTACTTGAGCAACCCTGCACTCAATCTCATCAGCTTTTAGTCTACGCATATTTTATTCTCCTATTCATTTCTTCCTTAATAATCCTGATGTACTTGCTCCTCATTTCTATTGCTATTTGAAGCAGCTTCGTTAATTCGCCATCACTCATTGTTTTTAGTAATCTGATATCTACCATTTTTCACCTTTCTCTCTAGCCAAACCCGAATAGTGTAGAAATTTTTTCATCTTCTACAGTCCATTCTGAGTTTGCATATTTTTTCTTTCGTGTAACTTTGAAGTAATTATCCGGAAGATAATTGCCGATCCTATTCCAACATCTACCAAACAAATACGTATCATTTTGGAATTCTGTATGCTCTAGAAAGTCTTCTTCATCCATTTAGTTTTCTCCTGCTGATTCGCTCAAACCAATTAAGAAACATATTAAGAGTTTCTGTCTTAGTACACGCGTTAACAAAATCAAGGGCCTCTCTTTCCGCCTTCAAATCACGGCAGGTAAGCGGCAATCTCTTGTCCCTAAGCATATTGTATGCGTGAGCGTAAGTATTTTTTTGCATTTCTCTTAAAGTAGCCATGCTTTTTTCTCCTTTCCCTTAGTTTTTCTGTAATTGCTATCGGAATAGCGAATAGCAAAGTAAAAATAACTAATATCCAAGCTTCAACCATAATAAAATTCCTTTCCGAGGGTAAATAAAAATAAAAAAAGCCGATGTTAAATGTGTGTTTTGGAGATACACCGGCAAATAGTCGTATCAGATTTTTCCTTCTAAAATAATCACAATTTAAAGAAATCTTTAAAGGTGGAAGAGCCATATTGACCCTCGGTAGCTTTTATCACTTCTTCTAACGTCATTTCCGGTTTATATTTTTCTTTGTTATTCTCTAAGAAATTATTAGTACCAAAGCTGCAAGCACCGGTGATTGTTCTATATGCAATAACCCACCATTCAAGCGGATGTACCTCACTTGATTTGACATCCCTATATTTTTCTACATCTCTGTCAGAGGTTTTAAATAACCAATCATAATAAGCCTGCTTAACGGTATTACCGTGTGCATAAACATCATCTTTAAAGAAGATATAAGCAGTTTTTAAACCTGTTTTGACCTTTAAAATGTTACCTTTAGATGATAAAACTTCACAAAAAATGCCATCAATTTTTCTATATGTGCCATTTTTCCAACATAATTGTTTTTCAACCTCAAGCCTAAATTGACGCTGGAAATCCTTATTAGGTTTAGATACTTTTAGTGTTGTAATGCTTGTTCCTCTAAGGTCGAGGTATCCTCCAACAGTAAGGTTA